CCCGTGCTCTTCTTCTTCACCGGCCGCACGTCCTCAAAGGCGTTCGTCTCCACGGTCACATTCGCGGCCATCCACGACAGCACGGGGTTGCCGCCGTGGCGGATTCGGCTCTGAAGCACGAGCGATTCGAGCCGCTTCGTGCCCGAACTCATGCCCCGGAAGCCTTGGCTCCATCCTGACACCTTGAGCCCCGCCCCTTGCAGTTCCACCGCCAACTGCACCGCCCCGGTGAGATCCATGTAGACGTGCTCGATCTGGTGCGTCTTGGCGTACTCCAGCACATACTCTCGGATCTTTGAGTGGTCGATGATGTTGCCGTCGGTCGCGGTGATGTAGCCCGAGTTCACCCAGTGCTGGAACGGCTGGCGGTCAGTCCGCTCCCGCTCCATGATGAGATCGCGGGGAGCCCAGAACATCGCATCGACCTCGAACTCGTCGCCCTCGCACGGGTAGAGAGCGACCATCGCGGAGAGGTCGGTGCTCTTCGACAAGTCCATCCCGAGGATGCACTTCCGCCCGGCGAATGGCGAGGTCGGGCCGGCGGAACACGCGGCCCACTTTTCCGGGTCAAGCCACCGCTGGCTACTCTCAGTCCAGACACCGAGCGAGTAGCGGAGCCAGCCGTTGAGCTTGGTCGCTTTGTTCTTCGCCTCGCGGGCATCCGCCGCGAATGATTCCTCGGTCATGGTGATGCCCATGCCGGGATTCACCCGCCACCACACCGCTGGGTCGAAGTAGTCCTCGCTCCCGTCAGTCTTCGCCCCGAAGATTTTCCCGTAGAAGCGGGGATCGTAGTTCGGGTCGGCGGTCACTTGCTCGGCGTACTCGTGCTGCTCCCAGCAGATCGTGTCGCGGCGATCGCCAGCAGTTGAGATCGTCGCGAGGAGTGGCTCGCGCCTGGAGCGGCCCGAGTAGCGGAGTGCCTCGAATAGACGCCGGTCGGGCCACGCGTGCAGTTCGTCGCAGAACACGAACGAGTAGGACGGGCCTTCCGCTGCCCCGGCGTCACGCGAGATCACCCGCAGGCTGGATCCGGTTTGCTGGCAGACGATCGTCTTCCGCGAATCGACCACCTCAAGCGACGCCGCCAGTTCCGGCGACCGCTTCACCATCGCGGCGGTCTCGTCAAAGATGATTGCCGCTTGGTTGCGATCCTTCGCCGCGATGCACCCGAGCTCGCCCTCGCCCTCCATCAGCAAGTGCCAGATCGAGAGGCACGAGAGGAGCGTGCTCTTCGCGTTCTTCTTGGGAACCTCGATGTACGCGAGCCGATATCGCCGAAGCCCTTCCTCGGTTCGCCACCCGTAGAGGGGTTCGATCACGTCGTGCTTGTGCCACTCCAGAAGCCGCATCGGCTCGCCGGCTTTTGCGGTCGGGCTGTCCTTCGTGTGACAGCACACCGACTCCAAGAATCCGATCACCAGATCGGCGGCGTCTTGATCGTAGGTGTAGCCCGCGACCCGCTCGGGCTCACGCCTTGCGGGCAGCCTTGAGGGCTCGGAACTTGTCGATCGCGCTTTCCGCCTTGGCATCAGGTTCCACCTTCAGCGAGGCACGGGCGGCAGGCGAGAGACCGAAGTCGCTCTCCAGTTGCCGCAGTTGCCCGGCGAGTTTGTGGGCGATCGCGACCTCGGGCCTCTGGGCGATGTACTTGATCTCGCCGCCGTCATTCAGGATCGGGTACGTGTCACCTTCCGCCTTGAGTTTCGCCCGCACCGCAAGCCACCACTCCCACGTATCGCAGTACCGGGCGAGTGCCTCGACATCGGCCCGCGTCATCACCCGCGTCGCCTGGAGCATCGGCAGCAACTCGGCCCAACGGGCGGCGGCGACCTCGCCCAGGTGCGGCGGCATCGCGATGCCGTCAGCCGGCGGCTGCGGCTCGGCATCGTTCAGTTTTTGCTTGCCGGGATTCCCGCGAAGGATTTTCAGTTGCGTCGGGATCGGCTTCGGCCCGCGTCTTCCCATGCTTCAGCACCCCGCAAGAGCGAATCGCATTTGCCCGCCACCGCGAGCGTGCTTCCGGCCGTTGCACACACGGCAAAGGCACTGAGAGTTGTCGAAGGTATTTCCCTTCTCTGGGTTACGCTTGGAAAGCGGAACGATATGGTCATGCTCGGCGTTTCGCTTGCTCATCTTTCTAGTGCGCTTGTTGAACCTGTGTCTTCCTTTATGGCATTTGACGCCGCATTGCTGGCAGATCCATCCGTCGCGTTCGCAGACTGCCTCGCGAGTACAGCCAGGGTCGAATGGAACGCCGTAGTGCTTGCAACGCTTGCGAAGTGAGGTGGCTAGCGAGCGTCGGCAAGCACGGTCGATCACCGCAGGCAAGGATGCTTGTCTAGGCCGATTCTTGCCCCAGCGATGATCGAGGTAGCATTCGCGGGAACAGTATTTGTTTTTTCCCTGCCACTCCGACTTGTAGGCCTTACGCTTGAACATTTCTCCGCAAGCGACGCACGCAACCTTCGGGGCTGAGTGAAACAAAAGCCAGCACGACTTCGAGCAAAAATGCCTAGACGAGGCAGGCCGCCACTTGCGGACGCTTTTGCCACAACACTCGCATGGAACTGGTGCTCGCCTCTTTCGGCCTTTGTGTCTGCACTCAGGGGAGCAAAACTTGTGCTCACTGCTCGTTGCCATGAAATGGCTCTCGCAGTTGTGGCACTTGCAGGCATGAATCTTGTCTCGACCTTCTGTTTTTGCTCGCGACTTCCTGAGTTTCTCTTGCTCATTGCGAACTTTCACGAGGCACGCCGAGCACCACTTCGACGGCCTGCCACGCCTGGGAACGCGGCACTCATGAGATCCGCATCGCCTGCAACGCCATGCAGACCAGTCGATCCTTTTCCTGTGCTTTTCGCGGTACTGTCTCGCGTAGGCACGTTTCGCAGCGAGGTGGCAAGCCGCACACTTTTGCGGCCACGGCTTCTGGTCATTTAGGCGAACTACGGGCTGCCCGCACGTTGTGCATGAGTGATCCATGCACTCAGCATTTCTGGCCTGTCAAACAAGCCGACCCACCCCCAAGGGCTTACCCTCGCTCGCCCCTCCCCATAGGAACTTCTGGTTTTCCTCAGACGTGCCCGGCAAGCCGCGCCCCGCCCTCCCCTCGCGCACCCGCTGCCTGCTTCGTGTGCAATCATTCGCGGTTCGTCTTGCGCTGGTGACAAGAGGCACAGAGGCAGCGACCGCCGGCAACGTCATATCGGCTTCGCCCATCGCGGCAGACATCGGTGCCATGCACGACCGGGCTCGTGTGGTCAGCATGGGCCTGCCGCTTGTCGGCACAAACCCGCCCGCAATCCTGGCACTGCCACGCGTCACGCGTGAGCACCGCCAGCCGCCAAGCCTTGTGGCGGTTCGAGCAGTACCCACGGGCTGCCGCGTTCGGGCGTGTCGCCTCGGCGATCGACGCGGAGCGGAGACGCGGCGGCCTGTGCGTGGGTATGCGGGTAGGCATTAGCTCTTGAGGTTCACGACCGCGTCGATCGCGGTCGCCGCCGTGCTGCCGCTGATGATCCGCACGAATGGCAGAGCGTAGACAGCATCGGGCAGCGAGTAGACCTGACCGACCGAGGTGCTGGGGGCGAGTGTGATGTCCGCAGCCGAACCATCGCTGCCATAGACGCGGCGATAGGGGCCATCCTCCGCGACCGAGCCGAAGAGTTGCAGGGTGCTCGCGGCGGTTGCCATCGTGCCGACCGAGATCACGCCGCCGGCCATGTCATCGAGCCGCAGGCTTGTGGCGTCGGCGGTCGCCGTGCCGAGGGTGAGCGAGATCGTGCGAGTGCGACGCTTGATGCGAACTTCGGACATCAGACGATTCCTAGGGGTGGCGCGGGTCTTGCCCGACTCGGGGCCGATGCCTCTAGCCTAGGCCGGGCACGGCAGAAGCGGGCAGTTCGCCGTCATCTGCGAGCATCATCTCAAGCTCAACCACTCGGGCGGTCAGGCGATCGATGTGGTCAGCCGCCTGGGCGAGAGCGAGCCGTTGCTCCCGCTGGAGGTCGAGTGCCGACCGAACCCGCTCGGCGAGGTCGGTGCCGCCGTGGTAGTCGGCGAGCTCGCGGCAGCGGTCGGCGATGCTCACGCCTGCCGTTCCTCTGGCTTCGGATAGAGCGGCACGATCGGGCCGTTGTGGGCTGTCTTCCATGACAGCATCCTCTGCTCGCTGTCAATGATGAACCGGATCGAGCCGTCGGGGTTGTAGAACGCCCACGCCACGGGCTTCTCGTCGCTCACTTCGTCGCCTCCACCAGCAAGCCATCCGCGAACCGCAGCGTCACGCCCCCGACGCTGACCGTCGTGCTGATGCCGCCCAGGTCAGGCGGCGGCGCGTACTCCGAGCCGTTCCAGCCGCGCCCGAGATTCGCCGGCCTCGGCGGCTCGTCGCTCTGCGTGGCGTAGCTCCAGTAACCGGCGTTCATGCTGCCGCCCTTGTAGTACGCCGCCTTGTGCCACTCGTCGTCGCTCGGAATCCAGTAGGTCGGCGGGAGCCCGGTGTACGGGTTGGTCGCGTTTCGCTGGATCGGGTGCGGCTGCGAAAGATCGTAGGCACCGTTCTCGGTGTCGCCGCGACCGTTCGCGAGCCAGTTCGCGAGGCGGGCGGCCGCCAGCCACGAGACGTGGCCGATGGGCCGGCGAGCCGAGCCGGGCAGCGGCTCGAACTGGAGTCCTTCCTCGATCGCCTCAAAGACAGTGCGAGGCTTGAGCCGCATCGTGGCGAATCGCCCGGTCATCTGCCCGAGGGCCAGCACGATCTGCGGATTCGGGATCGCGTTGAGGAAATCGCACCATTCGGCGGTCGTGAGCGGGAATCGCTGAATGAGGTAGTCGTGCTCGACTGCCCCAATGGCGATATCGTCGTGCTCGACCTCGCCATCCTTGATGATCGGCTCCAGGCGGTCGGGCTGGTTGCCTGGATCGCCGACGTAGACGAACTCGCTCCATCCGAGCGGGTTGGCGAGCGGGCTCCGCTGCCGGATGCCGTCGGCAGACCGCGAGCCGTAGCCGTGGGAGCACAAGCGAACGCCGACGCCTGGGCCACGCTGCCCGGCGGGGAAATCGTGGCGGTAGTCGGCTCGCAGCCCGAGGCTGCCGTTGCGGCCGATGAATCGCCCGCCGCGAGCGACGCGGGTGCCGGCGACTCGGCCGAGCCCCTCAGTCCACTCGTAGACGTTGCCGCTCTGATCGTATGTGCCGTATGCCGACGGCCCGCCCGAGGTGCCGACGACCGTCGGCGTGTTCGCGACTTCGTCATAGTTAGCGGCGTTCATTTTCGATGTGTATCAGTTTTGATACGTTGCCCAAACGCAACGCTCGGCGGCTCAGTGCTTCACGCCCGCAGGCTCTTTATCTAAGGTCAGGCGATCCACCCGCCGCCTGGGTGTTCGTTGAGCGTCCGCGGCGGCTTGTCGGCTCCAAGGATAGCCCGCCGCTCCTCCCGCAGTGCTGCGATCTCCTGGCGTTGCGTCCGCACCTCGCGGCGTAGCGATTCAATGTGGTCGGCGGCCTGGCTCAACAGTTCGCCAACCTCCGGCTCCCAGGCGATCTCGGCTCGCAGGCGGGCGACGATGTCGGTGGTCATCTCGTCCGCTCCAGCAGCCCCCGCAGCGTGGCGGCTTCGTCCGCTCGCCCGCCCAGGTCGTAAAACACGGCAGCGAACCCGATCGCCTCCCGCTCCGCGTCGGTCAGTGTGCGCTTCGCCATCTCCACCGCCAGGGCGCCAGCGAGCCCGTGAATCATGCAGCGTTCATGTCTCGGCCACATGTGACAGCCTGGGCCATGCGTGCCGATACGGTCCTCCAGTGAGGCTCGCCACTTGCGGTAGTCGGTGAGGATGTCAGCCATGTTCGCAGTTCGCAAATCGCGAACCCGGCGGGTTCTCGTCACCGCTTTATCAGTGCGGCCGATGCCCGCCGGGATCGCTGTGCCAATGCCCCCGTCCCATCGTCGCCTCGCCGTTGTCGGGCCGCGCTACGCCTGGGGGCAGCCCGGCCGCCGCTGCAATAGACGCCGTAGGGCGCGGCGTCGGCGGGATCGGCGGGCAAAGTTTTCATTACGTTCCGTCCTCTAGCG